GATGATAATAGAGTATATTATTACTCCATTTCATTAAGTGGGTTTAGGCAACATTTATATAATAGCTCTTGTTTGGTTCCTAAAGACGGAATAAGCCTTTCAACAGAAGAAGAAAAGCAAATGCTTATTGACGCCATGCATGCAGACGGCAATGATTGGGATGCCGATAAAAAACAGATAATTGAATACAGGTGGAAGCCAAATTATAGAGAAGTATATTATCACATTGATTATTCTCTTTATATGCAAATTGATTCTCTTGTTTGGTACGGTGACGCATTAGACGAAATTTATTTTAGCAACGGAAACTGCTTTAAAACAAAAGAAGAAGCGCAAAAATACGCAGATAAGTTTGTTGAAATTTTAAAAGAAAGAAAGTTGTAAAGCTTAAATTTGGTGCAAATTGACGTTTTAACAAAAAAAAATTAGTGGAATTTGGCATATAAAAAATAAAGTATTATATTTGCAGTATATCTCGTCAACCATGTGTTGAAGGAGTTACAAAAACGGCAACGTTTTTAGCTTTCGTTTTCATAAGTTTTCATAATGATTTTAGGTTTAATTAATGAAGAAAGGCTGTCCGTGATGGATAGCCCTTCTTTTTTTTATTCCGTGCCTACTAGTGTCGCTCGCTCTCGATTTGCTTGCAATTCAGACTCGTATGAGTCTTGATCCTTAATCCTAGCCATTTCAGATGGTGAACTGTATGTCGTATTCTGCTCGGAAGCACTTTCCTTAGAAAGATAACCGTTCTGAACTCCTAGAGCTAAATTTTGCTGTTTCTCATTTTCATTCTGTGGAATGTAAGGCATCATATCACCTCTAACTTCCAAAGATTTAAAACCAGATATATTAGCCTTTTCCACACCATACCCTTCTTTGAATATGCGAATAATATCATCAATAGATTTGTTGAAAAAGTTAATATCACGTATTCCTTGCTCAAAGGATGGACTATATAATATCTTAACCGCCACACCACTAATATCGCCATTTATTTCAGGTGGTACAACAACAAAACTACCTAATAATATGTGCTGTAATAGCGTTCTTAATTGAAGTTCAAACGTGTCGCTTGCATCTGCTTTATCTAAAAACTTAGCATCTGCCTTTTCATCGTCTAACATGATGGCACGTGCTTGCCCTTTTAAATCACCTTCAACCGAAAACCCACCCTTGACTATCATTATTCTAAAGGCGTATGACTTATTATTCTCTGCAAGCTGTGAAAGAGCCATTTCTAGCTTATCAATAAGGTCTTGCACATAAGACCAACAAGCTCCCTTTTCGTCTTTCAAATAAACAATAGGTATCTTTTTAAAGCCATGTTCTTTTTGTGATTGCAATTCCCACCCGTCTTCTGTGGTATCGGTTATTCTCTTAGTTATAAATCCGTCTTTATCATCCCATATAAGCTTTGTTCCGTTTCCGTTAGTGTCTATGTTGTAGCGATACGTATAAAGGTATTTATCATCCCAAACGTCTAGGCATGGTATGTCTTCTTGTTTTTCGTAGTCATATACGGTATATCCACGACCAAAAAGTTTTAAGTCTCCCAGACTATCAAATATAGGATGAAGTGTATCTTTATTTAGTTTAGAAAACACTTTATAGGAAAACTCACCTTTGTATATTATACCACAGAACGCACCGTCTCCAGTCGTCTTTACAGAATCTATGAACTCATATTTTGCCGTCTCCATATTCTTTGTGTTCCACCCGTTTTTAAAATCTACAAAAACGTTTGATTCTTCCTCTGTAGGTTTTAATTTTAGGTGAACAAAGCGTGTCGGTTCTGCTGTAATATTGGAAACCTGCTTTGTGCGTATAACGTCCTGAATTGGAATAGATACACGCTCAATTGGTATTTCCGTAAGTTCAAATATTGCGTTGCCGTTATCATCCATCATTTCGTTACCATATACGTCCTTTTTGGGAACTTTCTTCATGATGTTTTCATATATGCTTCTGTCGTTAATTTTATGCCCAGAAGGGTCTAATTCCGACAAAAATTCATCTTGAAAAACCTCGTATCGGTTTCTCATTCCGCTTAATCCTTTGGCATACAACTGTCTGTAGAACCTAGGTTTTGTTTGGTAAATGTTGTCTACTGTAATCATATAATACGTATTATTTTATAAATAGCCATAAAAACCACAAGTCTTTAGCTCATTGGTAGTTCACAAATAGCAAGCTCCTTTTCTTTTTACTTTAGTCTTGATAATATCCATGTATTCTCTCATGAAAAGAGATTCAATAAAGTCAGGTGAATGCCCAACGTTTCTTTTCATTTCAGCTTTAGTTATAAGCTTCCAGTTTTTATCTGTATCTTTTTCGTCTCTGGCTATAGCCTTTCTCTCGTTTAGCAATATTGATTTTACGGTTTGATTTTTATAATCTTTGCCAGAAAATCTTTGGCATAATATACTACCGTCTATACTATATCTTTTAGCTTTCAAGTTTTCGACAAATCTATATGCGCATTCCGACTTTAGATTTTCAAACATAGACCTATCACCGTTGGTGGGCATAGCTTTGTTATTAAAAGGTACAGCACTTGGCATAAATCCTTTAAATACTTGTCCTAATCCGTTTAAGTCATAACAGAAGTCACACTCCAAAACATTGTGCTCTTTTAAAAACTCTTTTGCATAATGTATTGTCTTTTCTGAATCTACAGAACACACCCGTATTGCCTTTGCATGAAATCCTTCCCAATACCAAAAAACGCATTTATCACCACCGTCAAAAGCAACGTCACATGTTACGCACCTTCTACCTTGTATTTGATATGAGTTTTTACATAGATTCTCTGCTATATCCTCAAACGTTATTAATCCAATACCTGCTGTTTTAAATTTCCAGTTACCGTCTAAATCTCTAGCCACCTGCTCTTCGCTTTGATTTGCTAGGTTAGCTAAATAGGCTGGATCGGACTCTAATAGCTTAATATTTTCCTCAAGCTTACCTTCAATGAAAGTAACAGACTTGATAAACATGTCTTCTTTGCTGCCAAACTTGTCATACTCCTTTTTCCAAAGTTTATCTATCCTTTCTTTAGCTTGTTCATAAACCTCTGCCTTGCTGTCTCCCCAGTATATCTCGCTTACCGTATCACCATACATGTAGCAATACCTCTTTACTCCGTTTCTTTCTGGTATAGGATAACCATCATCGTCTATCCACCAATCAATGAATTGAGCTACCCATGAATCTGGATCGGGATTGCAAGTTCCAACAAATCTATTCTTTATATTGTGTGCATTACGATTACAAGTTAATAGGTATTTGAAATAATCGTATTGCATGTGCGTAATTTCGTCCACACCAACGTATGAAAGCTCTAGTCCTTGAAACCTCTTTTTGAAGTCTTCGTAACTATCAGAATAGTAGTCAAACTTTAATTTACCTCCGTTGTTAAAGTACCAAGTCATGTCTTGCTGTGACTTGTTATATATACCGTACTGCTTGAATATGGCATCTGACTTATCAATCATACCGCCAGTCTTTTTAGCATCATCTTTCTCTTTTCTCAACAGAGTTGCAAAGAAATATGGGTTGTTTACGTCATTTAATGCCTCTAGTAATAGCGAAAAGGTTTTACTCCCGCCCCTTTTTCCTCCAAAAATCCTTACATCTGCATCGTCTGATAAAAATATTTCTTGACTTCCTCTTTGAGCTATAATATTCCTATCTAGTCTTTCTTCACGAAGCTCTTCGATGTGTTTATTGGTATATACCTCCATACCAAGCTCTAAAAAATCTTTATCTAAATATTTTAAATCTTCCTTATTCATAGTTACGAATTAATACGCAAAGATACTAATTTGATTTGAATTATAAAAATTTAGTATTTTGCACGTGTTTCATTTTGTTTTTTAATGCTTTAAGTCTTGCATTTTACAAAATTTGCATATTAAAAAAACATTTCTTATATTTGTAGCCGAAAGAAAGCCTGTAGTATAATAGAGATATTATGCCATAGGCTTTTTATTTTTTCGGGCATTAATTTATTGTAGGCTTTCTTTCTTTTGCCCGACTAGCCTAAAGCGTTAGGCTTTAAATTGCGAGATGGTGCAATGGTAGCATTAGGGTTTCATAAGCCTTAGACGTGAGTTCGATTCTCACTCTACGCAACGATTTTTTATTAACTAATTTAAAATATATGGAACAAGAACAAATCTTATCCAATTTAAAAGGTGGACTAGGACAAACCAGTCTAAGTGATAGAACGATAACGGACTTCGCAAGTGTGTTGGAAGTACCAGAAGACGAAGCAGCTCATGCCGATTTCTTCGCAAAGCAAATTAGGGTTCTTAAAACGCTAGAAGGTCAGTTATCACACGAGGTTGCTACTAAGGTTGATGATTTTAAAAAGAATTATAAGCCAGAGGACGCAAAAAAAGAAGAACCAAAGAAAAAGGAAGACGAAATTCCTTCGTGGGCAAAAGAGTTTATGGAAAAAGCCAAAGCTAATGAACAGAAGGAGTTGGAGGCACAGAAAGCCGCACAAAGAGAACAGGTAATTTCGGAAGCTTATGAGCAAGCTAAAAGTTCTGGAGCTGATGCTGAACCTGTATTGAAAATTGTAAAACAATTAATTAAGGTTGAAGATGGCGATACAGCCTTGTCAGTAAAGTCTAAAATTGTAGAGCTTTACAATAAGACCTATAAGGAATTGTATGGCGAAGGTGCAGCACCCGTGTTCAGTTCAGGTGGTTCAGGAAACAAAAAAGCCAGTATAGAGAAGTATAAACAACACCTCGTACAATCTGGCAGAATAAAAGAAAAGTAATTTTTAAATTGAATTAATTATGATTGGAAACACTTACGGTACTACTTCTAAAGTCTATGGGGGTTCATTCCCCGCATGGAAAGAAGTTAAAGGAAAGGAAACCTCTGGCGGTACTCTTTCATCCTTGCCCGCAGTTGGCACGGTTATTCCCGCTGGTACTTTGGTTAGCCTAGATTCAGCAGGTGGAGCAGCCGTCCTTGTTAAGACTTGGAAGGTTGCAGCGGCTGCTTTGTCTACTGCAACATCTATTAAGGTTAAGCTGTCAAATTACATGTCGCTTGCTCCCGTTGTTGGTGATTTTATTATGATTGCTCCCGCTACGGCTGCCACTACAGGTCAAGGAGCTGAAATTTCAGCAGTTGCTCTTGATAGCACAGACACTAACGGATTAACCTATGATGTGACTTTAGATGCCGCTATTGGTACGGCACTGACTACTTCTACTATTCTTGTACAGGCTGATAGCGCAGAGGCTACCGCTTCTGTTATTGCTGTTCCTACTGGAATTCTTGAAAACGATATTTATATCAGTGAAGGGACTAGCGTTGCGACTGCTACATCTGTTTATGACGGTGTGATTTGGGAAGACAGAAATGCTCCTGTTCCCGCTTGTTTCAAGGTTGTATTGCCAATGATTAAATTTGAGAAAGGAGTATAATATATGGATATTAGAGATTCTAAATTTTATGACTTAATTGCGAATGGATTCGCAGATATGTCTTATCAGGAGTTTGTAGACTCATTCTTGGCTGATACGCAAAATCAATTAAATACGCCGGGCTTTAGTTTTGATCCCGATATGCAAATGGATTTCACTTTTGCACAGGTTGAAGCAGAATTAGGGCTTGCTACAATGGCTACCTATGTTGATGCTTACTCTCCTGCAAGCTACAAGTCTACAGAGGGATTCACCATCCAAACTGGGCAGATTCCACGTATGAAGCACGGATATGCGTTGAATGAGAAAATATTGCGTGAGGAAATGATTATAGCTCAAAGAACTGGTAGATTTTCTACTTCTTTGGCACAACGCATGCAGGATTTAATGTTTGACCATTCAGAGAAGTTAATTCTTGGAAACTACAATTCTTTGACTTATCAGAGGCATCAAATGGTTTCTAACGGTCAGTTTGTACTTAATGCTACAAATAACCCTGCTGGTATTAAATCTGTTACATTCTCGGCTAAGATTCCTCCTGCTAACGTGACTACTCTGACTTCTACGGCTAAATGGTTTACTGATTCAGCCAACACCGAAGGTTCTACTTCCAATCCTATCAAGAATTTGAAGGACATGCAGAACAAATTGGAAGATGATGGTGTAGAGGCTTACCACTGGGAAGTTGACAAGCGTTCTTTGGAGCGTGCATTTAATCACAGCGATATTAAAGCTGCTGTTGGATTAAAGCTTTATCCTTTGGTAGATCAAGCAAACCTAGCAGGTATTATAGCCAATATGGGAGTTGATTCCATGAAAGTGGCGTTAGAAGGTGTTTTGGGTTGTCCTATCACCGTTGTAAATAGTATTGTTGCAGTTGAGAAGTTTGATCAATCCACTGGAAAGGTTAGCAAGAGCCAAATGCGTTCATTTGCTGCTGATACTTGGGTTTTAGTTCCTGACGGAAGTCTTGGTTCTATCAAGACAGTTGAACCTATTGTGGTATCTGATCCCGCAGCCCGTGTAGCTACTTTTGATGGAGGTCGTACTCTATTAAAACAATGGTATGACATTAAGACCAATACACAGTATGTAGAATCAGAACATACCTCTTTGGTTGTTATTGATAAGCCTAAGTATATTTACCGACTTGTAACAGCATAGTTATGGTTACGTTTGAAGACTATATAAGAGGACTATTGAATTTTGATGTATCGGATATAGCTTTAAACTCTATTCGTATCAAGAGGGGCATTGCAGAAGCAGCAGACGTTAGCACGTTATCTATAAGAACGCTGGAACTTGCGGAAGCCGATGCCCTTCGTTGGTACGTAACATCTCCTTCTACTTATACTGGCGTAAAAGACAGTGATGGCGGGTGGTCACATCAAGAAGCTTCTTCTTCTTTGACCGATGCCGACAAACGTTTATTTTCGGCACGAGCTGCCGCAATATACGGTAAGTGGGGTGAAAGTAACGGATTTGGAAGCAAAATTAAAATAGTAAACCTATATTGATATGGCTAATCCTAGATTTCCACATACGGTAGAGATATTGAGTTCTCAATCATTAGATGGAGAGCCAGTATTGGACGAAGAGGGTAACGAGGTTACTGCTGTCGTGTTTACTAGTGTTTGTGGGCTTAGGACTATTAATAAGTATGCAGATGTTAACGCAAAAGTGGTAGAGGCTGATTATAAGCTATCACTTCCATCGCATACTACAATTATCAAGATAGGAGACTCTTTAAGGTTTACTAATGGCATCAATGGTCAAGTAATATTGGGTACAGTGAAAGAATCGCAGGCTTTCAACTTTGGGTGTAATATTTGGTTTAACAGAACAGGTTCGTAATGGATAGTATAGAGAAACAGTTTGATAAAGGTGTTGATGCCATAAATACAATGGTTTATCAAAATCAACTACAGGGGCTTATAGCTTTTGGTAGAAAACTTGTTTCTGTTACGCTTCCATCTCAAAAAGAGTATGGCAACTTGACTGGTAATACAGTAACTTCTTATGCTTTTGGAATTTACTACGATGGACGGTTGGTTTATTTTGGAACAAACAAAATGAAAGACCCTGTGTCTAGTAAGCTTAAAAAGGGAGAAGGTTTTACTGGCTTTAGCTACGATGGTGATTATCGGACGTTTATTGCTACCGTAGATACGGATGGCGGTTACGGTCAAGATACATCGCTTAGATTCTTGCAGGGTTATAAGCCTAATACAAGAAGTTTTGCTTTTGTTGTTACTACTGGAACTGAATATTCAGCTTATTTGGAAAATGTGAGAAAAGTAAATGTTCTTAGTGATTCAATGGAGACCGTTGGAACTGAATTCTTTAATAGTTTTAAACCGATACGATAATGTTTAGTACTAATTACGACATAAATAAGATAGAGCTTGAATTAAAGGCGGCAGTTAAAACGGCTGGTTTATCAACTAATGTTTATACTGGAGATAGACCTTCTATTTCAGATACCTCTCTTAATGAGCTTGTTGTTGTTAGCGTCTCTTCTACTCTGTCAAACCTGCAAGCGTATGGACGTTGCGTTTGTGCTATTGATATGTTTGCAAAAGACCTTTCAACTGGTTGTAAGAATGGAACTAAACTATCCATAATGACTCAAAAAGCCATTTCTATGTTTCCAATAACTAGTACTAACTATATATTTTCGTGTGAGCCAAATATTATTCCTATGGGAACTGATGGTTTTGGTTATCACGTTGAGAGATTACAAATTACATGTTTAATAAAATCAACTTAATAAAATTTTAATATGGCAGCAACATTAACAAGTGCAATAAAAGCTGACTTAGCAAC